GACCTTGGACTCCTAATCCGACCGGGCGATGCCGTTTATTGCTCCGTTCAGTTTTGGGCGTAGGATAAAAATTAAGATCTATGACTTTGTTTAAATTTCTGGTTACTACGCGTGTTACTTTATGCAATACATCAAAATCAAATTCGCCATCTTCTTTCACAAATGCCGGTAGCGCCAAACTGGCAAGATTGCATACCGCCGTTTCTTCTTTGTCGGAGTATTGTATGATTTCCGTACATTGTCCAGTTCGCATTCCATTGAAAATACCGGCATGTCGTTTAGGCTCGGTGAAACAATACGAGTCGTCAATCATGGTTTCCGAAAGAATTTCCAATACGCGTACATTCGGATGCATTTCTAAAGAATACAATTCATCCGTCGAAAGAGGCAGTTCTTCCCATTCAAATGTATGGAATTTCGTCAAAAGTTTGCGATCTCTCAGAAAACGCAATTGCACAAAGGTTATTGTCCATGTGCCTAAAATATCCCCGTGTTTGACAATCGTGTTTAGACCACAGGTCTGCAACATGTATTTCAAATCTTCCAAAAATACTCTGGACGCACTTTGAACTTCCACATATGATAAACCCAATGACTTGGCTTGTACTACAAACGGTTCTATAAAAGCAGCCAGCCATTCCATTTTATCTTTCATAATGTGATTTATAGGAACAAATATCTGCTTTGAACCATCATATTCCAAATTCGTTTTCCCCGCATTGCAACCAATTTCAGATACAGAAACCGATGGAAGAAACGTTTCTTTTCCTTCATCCTCCAGAATGGGAAAAAACGAATGTTCTAATAAATCTCCAGGTAACAGCTCAAGGGCTTCCTTTTCAATAACACCTCCGGCACCATCACGAATATAGAACTTATGGTATGGCGTACAAGTCAGTTTTGATCCGTCATCTGTGGCGATAACTATAAACCGACAATTTTCGCCGGTTTTGAAGATTTCAACGGAACTAAATTCTTCGCCATTCCACACATCTACAAACCTGTTTTTGGCTTGTAGATCTTCAGGATAATTACCCGAATATAAAGATATAATCGGGAAATACCCATCTCTCGTCAGAACATGAGTTTGAGGACTAACGCATAAATTAGACGATTTAATCACCCCCAGATTTTTCTGATTGGATTTTTTATTGGCGGCATCTTTAAACAATAAATATGGCGTACCCGTTTCCATTTGCGCGTCTAATATCTGAAACCATAATGCACGAGCCGAAACGGTCTGTCGGCCTTTTCCCTGTTTTTCATATTTCGTATAAAGAGCGACGAATTCTTCTCCCACCACATCCGCCAGTCCCGGACATTCATTGGGACACATCAGCGTCCATTCTCCGTGATCTCTCACTCGCTCCATAAATAAATCGGGTACCCATAATGCGTAAAACAGATCGCGTGCTTTTAGCTCCTCGTCCCCATGGTTTTTACGCATCTGCAAAAACATCTCAATGTCTGCATGCCAAGGTTCCAAGTAAATCGCAAACGAACCATTACGTTTTCCTCCTCCTTGATCAACATATTTCGCGGTATTGTTAAACACTTTCAACATCGGGACGATACCATTAGACGACCCATTTGTACCGCGAATTTGACTCCCAGATGCGCGTATATTATGAATATGCAACCCGATACCACCTGCCCATTTAGAAATAAGGGCGCAGTCTTTTAACGTGTTGAATATTCCTTCAATACTGTCTTCTTCCATTGCCATAAGATAACAAGAACTCATTTGCGGATGGGGTGTTCCTGCATTGAATAGAGTGGGAGTAGCGTGGGTAAAGTATTTTTTAGACATGTATTCGTACGTTTCCAATACCCGATCCCAGTCCCGTCCATGAATGCCAATGGAAACCCGCAGCCACATATGTTGAGGACGTTCTACAATACGTTTATTAATTTGCATCAAATACGCTCGTTCTAATGTCTTGAAACCAAAAAAATCTATACTATAATCACGTGAATAGTCACACACGGCATCCACTTTTTCTTTACCATAATATAAAACGTCTTTATAAAGCTCTTCCGATATCAAGGGGTATAGTTGGCCATGTTGATCTTTATAGGAATGCAATTCTTTCATGACTTGGTAAAAGGACGGCTTTGTATTTTTATGATGATTCGACACGGTGATTCGTCCAGCCAATGCGTTATAATCTGGATGCGTAGATGACATTGAAGCGCATTGTTCCGCAGTCAATTCGTCTATTTTGGAAGTGGAAATACCGTCATACAACTGATCAATCACTTTAATTACCAACGATGTATAGTTGATTTTGATGTTTGCTTCTGTACCGACTTTTTTGATCCGTTTCAGGATCTTATCAAACGACACAGTTTCTTTTTGACCATTTCTTTTCACAACCTTCATATCAACCTCGTCATAATTATTTTGATTCATTCTATTATATTTTATACCATTATATTTATATTAGTTTATTGTTTCAATAATAGAAATACGGCCGACTCCCCAAATACATGTACCAACGAACGATATAACAATATTGTCTCGTCTTCATCGAACCCGACGAAATTCAAAGGATCCAGTTTTCTCTTATTCCATCTCAATTGTTTTATTTTACCATTTGTGTAATTCGCTTCGCATGCGATTTTGAACCCGCCTTCGCACCTGTCCAATTCCTCAATCGACATATAATGGCTCGGTTTGATGGTATTGTAATAATCAACCACCTGTTGATATTCATCCTTTGAAATGCTTGCAAAGTTTACGATTATAGTCGTCATTTGTTGTTGTTGTTGAATTGTTTGATAGAAAAGAAAAATCAATTTTATATGTTCAAAACAAAAAACGTTTAAACACAACCAACTTATTGTATGAATAATAATGGAAAAAGTTGCCTGTTTTATACACAGCACTACGATGGAATTAAATAAGGATACCTTCTTGATTGAATTATTAGAGTGTCTCAAAGCGTCCAATATTTTAGAACGGCTGACGTATTTATGCATAAACAACACAGGATTGAAATTAGACGAAGCTGCGATTGAGAGAAAGTATTCTCCTGCAAAAGTCATCCATTGTTTGAACACTACACATGAATTTGAAAATCCCACGATTAAATTGCTATATTCGTTTTGCAAACTGAATCCTGACTACAAAGTTTTGTATATGCATACAAAAGGGGTTTCGTATGCATCCAACCATGTGTTCCTGCCCGGAGTTAAATCTTGGAATAGATTTATGCGCCACTGTCTTCTTGATTATTTCACACAATGTTTGACTCTGTTGAAGATATACGACACGGTTGGTTGTAATTTTAGATCAATAGAATATGGTAATCCGAAACATTATTCTGGGAATTATTGGTGGGCAACTGCACGTTACATTAGCACATTGCCGATAGCTTATTTGAAAGATAAATACGACCCTGAATTTTGGTTGCTTCAAAACACCCCGTTATTTTTTAATATTATTACGATGGAAGAAATGTATGAACAGGAACATCTTTTAGAGAATTACCAACTTGATGTGAAACATGGAATTGAAGATAATGTTTTCTTTTGCAAAGTGAATACAGATGGGGCCAATATGCAAAGTCAGTTACATTGTATTGCAAATGTCATTACTCTTGCCGCAGCTCAATGTGGAAATAAAGTAGTCATTTTGGATGATTTCATATTGAACGAAACCACAAGCAGCCGAGTTCCTACTAACTTGGTATTGGATATCCCTAAATGCAATGAATTTTTGAAACCGTATAAAATTACACTCATTTATAAAAATTGTGTTTTGTTGGAAATACATAAAGTTGAATACGGTCTACGGCATGTTAATATGCTTGATATAACTGATAAAGTTAAATCTCGTTTTTTACATCATAATCATCTATTTATTCCTATAGGAACGTCTTTAAATGATCTTTGCGGCGATCCATGTTATGGAATGAAAAAACAAATTAATGTTCATTACTCGTTAAACTCTGTCTCATTCAATGCGGTTTTTTATGAGTCAAATCTGAATCGTCTGGCACCAATAGAACTAAAACATAATTGTTATGATGGAAAGCGAACTTCTTTTGTTAACGCGAATGAAAATCCTTGGTTGGCCAGAATAGCGAGAGATGATTCCAAAGAAATGAGTTCCCTGTTTGATACATTTTTGGCGAATCTCGTATTGATTTAATCTATAACCTATTTATATATGGGGGGTTTGAAAATACGCGTTATTTTATTACTTTTAGGAATTTTATTTGTTTCTTTGTTTGTTTCCACGAAAATGGCGACCGAAGGATATCAGGGCTTTGGGGGTAATACGGGTAATATACAAGATGGTCCCGCGAATGGGAATGCTGATGCGAATGCGAATGCGAATGCGAATGCTCAAACTGGTAATTTTTCTCCATCTATAAAAGACAACAATACTGGTGATGCGTCTCCGAATAAAGAGACTCCGTCGCCGAAAAAGGACCCTCCACCAGATTCGGGAGATGATTCATTGACCGCGCAAAGCGTTGATCATGTTGTGGGGAAAATGACTAATCAACTTGGTTCTTTCGCATCGTCAATGTTGAAATCATATTTGATTAATGGGCCAGTTGCTCCTGCCGAAGGATTCACTTCAGTTCCGTTTGCATATATTCAATAAAAAATTGATAATAAATACAAATTTATACTTATTATCAAAAAATGCCCTTTCTCATCTCCTTCTATTTGTTTATGCGGATTGTTAGACGCACGTTCAATGTTCCTTACAACAACACAAACAACAACACCACCACATATTACCCACCGCCAAAGTGGGATAAATTAATGAATCACCCGTTTAACGAATACGAATGGTAACAACAACGACGCTATACCGAGAGTTCACACCCTCGCTCGTCCAACTTTATAATAGTCACAATATTTTCATTATCATTTTCATTAACCGTTAATTCAAACGTATTGCCCTTTTTTTTACGTGACTGAGGAGCTCTGTGTTCATACCCACTCTCCCTTTCCTTCAATACCGTCTCCCATCCATCAATCATCTTTGGAACGGATGCTCGGAACCACATGTCGTTTCGCTCTATTTCAGTACAAAAGTATTGATCCAAATACCAATACGTTGTGATATATAATATATGCGAATCCATTTCCATCACTTTATTGTCAATCCACTCATCTACATTTTCTATAAACAACGGAACATACGAAAAATGGGATTGTACGGATGTGTTTTCTTTAGGGATGAAAAACAGCATGATCCCTTTATATTCACTCTCTACGTCGTCTTCGTATTCTTCTTTTGAGTATTCTTTGAACCGCGTCTCTAAGAAATCGCAGTATTCCAGCCGACATGTTTCCATTTGAATTTGCATCTGGATCCAATACTCCTTTGAAGGAATCCCATTCATTTCCCGGTTATATATGTTTTTTATCTCCAATAAATGTCCGTATTTCGGATGGTTTTCTTTGACGTTAATACCATCTGGAGAGGCTCCGATAGGGTATTTTTCGTGTGGAATACAACCATAATTATTGTTTATCGTCGTATTATATTTATGTTCATAGATAAGCACACTTACTGGTTCATATTTTATTCCCCAATTACGAGCATTAGGAGACAAAATGTCCCCTTCAAACTGTATAGACTCCGTTAATTTCACTTCTTTACACTTTTCATATATCAAACTGTTGTATTGAGACGGTGTTCCAAATAACTTCCATAAATTACTCGCGCTAAACAATTGACGACGTGTCGCATGCCATTCAACCGTACGTTGGCGTTGAATAGGAAACTTGTTCAACCATTCAATGGTACTCTTGACTTCGTTTTCTTTGTACTCATATACGCGAAACGGCGAGTTTTCTCTCAACGGCACTCCCAGTAATTTCAAATGTTCTATGCATAACGTTTCAACGATTTCATACAATTCATCCGAATCTTCTTCCAAACACCAACCTTGTTGTATTCCATTCAATACCATAAACTGGTGAATATCATCCAGTAGTGTCTGGAAGAACGACGGTTCAGAAATCAAAAGGATATTAGCTTCAAGATATTCTTCCAGCAAGTCATTGCATTCGGTTTGTATATCCAACCATTCGTCATCGGAAATGTTTTCCATATTTTAATCTTCTTCTTTAGTATTTATATCCATTACAGTTACTGGTTTCAATTTTCCAGATATTCGTTTTGGGGT